TATAATACTGTCAACTACTTCTTTAGTTTTTTCGGCATCAGCTTTATGAGATTTATACTCAGTAATAAACTTATCCAAGTCTTTCATTATATCTTTTTTACTATGCTCTTTACTGCCTGTGGTTGTAATAACTTTTTGTTCCGTTTGTTTTTTAGTTTTTATTTTTGCAACCCAATCGTGATAACTATTACGCATTCCAGTACGTGTAGCAAAATCAAATCCTAATACTGCGGCATGTGCTCTAGCAGTAACTAACTCTTGCTCATTGTGATCAAAAACTATGTAGATCCATGTAGCATGACGTTGTGGTGCTGCTTCAGAAAATGCTATAATGTTGCGTTCTACAACACTCCATTTGGTGTTTACCCTATATATATGATTGGTGTTTTTGTGTCCGTCAATACAAAAATGTATATGCAACTTTCCTATATAAGTTGATGCAAGTTCGCCTAGTTGTTTCCACCACGCTGCGGTATTATATCCACCATTGGTACTATACTCACAATATGCGCCCTGACTAAGAAGGTATTCTGTCATGGCCAGACAATCAGGATTGGTAATAGGATCTCCAAGAACTCCGCAAAACTTAAATTCTACTCCATTGTAATCTGCAGGAGGAAAAATACGTTGCAAATCTTGCAACGTAAATGCGTTTATTTGCAACAATTCTTTGTTGAGTGTTCTTGCACACCCTGGGCAAGCTGCATTACAATCGCTGGTTATTTCTAGTTCAACTTTTTTAATCATATTAAATCCACCAACTCTGGAAAAGTTTCTACAAAGTCGGTGTTCCTTTTTTGATCCCACATTTCTATTGTTTTTTTAAAGTTGCGTCGAAGGTTGGGATTATTATCTCGAATATTCAAATGATCAGATAAATGATGATTTTTTTGTAGACGTTGTAGTTTGTTATTTGCAACAGCTATCTGTTGATCATTTAGTAGCACTGGAGTATATGCAGTTGGGCCGTGCCACGGTAACAACATCCAGTTGTTCATATCGATACCATTGTCGATATACCATTGTTCTAATGTGTCTATAGTTAGTGCATTAAACAAACTATAACTTGTTTGCACATATACAGTCGAAACTTGTTTTATTTTGTTGTAGTTTTTTAACCATTTTTCTTCTATTAGCGGATATCTAATGTATGTACCACGCTTGCCAAAATGATCATGACTGAATGTAATGTCAAAGTTTGTAAACTTGGATAGGTAATCATTTACAATATCTTTGCCTTTGTATGTACTCACGCTGCCATTTGTGTGAGATGTGATGTGTATGTCAAATATTTTATTGTCAATCAGTACATCAAATAGTTTGTAATACTGTTCTTGCATAAATGGCTCGCCGCCGTTACAATGTATTGATTGTATTGTATCTGCATGTTCTAAAATATATTCAATGATAGGATCTATGTCGTTATTCCATTCACCGGATATATTTTTCGATTTTAGATCCAAATCTCTTTGTATTTCTATGTCAGTATAGTTTTTTGCCCATGTACTACTGAGTTCAGATTCACATCCTAAACACGCAAAGTTACAGTTATTACTTACAAGTAAATCAACAAAGATAGGTTTTTGATCTGTTAAGTCAGCACTCATTACTTGTTTACTATGATGCATTGCCTTGTATGCATTTTCATTTGAAAACGTTTGCACATTGTGTATGCTGCCAGTTTGATTGTAAAAACTACTACACGACTGGCAGTTATTTTTAGGATAGTCTCCTTGTAAAAAATACTGACGAGTGAGTTTTGCAGATTTGCTGTTGTAAACATTTTCAATAGAACTGTAGTTGTAGTTACCAAAACTACTGGTAGCTGCACAACACGGTTTTATAACGCCATCTCTTCCAAAATATATTTGGTTAAATGGTGCATAACAAAATGTTTTGTCTTTCCAGTACGGTGTCATTTGAACTGCTCTGCAAATGGATCAAACTCTTTGCCGCATTTCATACTGCATACTTTTAGTTTTCCATCGGCTATACTTTGTTTGTCCCAACTGTCTTGTATACTATCAAAAATGCCTGTATCAAACACTGCACGTAGCCCGTGTGTTTTAGCACTGATTGCATCTTTGCCGCCAGCTGCATCAATAAAATCCCATACTTGTTCTTGCTTAGGGTCACTGTGCCACCATTTGTACATACGCCCAGCTGTCCAGCAACATGGCATAGCAAGCCCTTCGGCTGTGATAAACAAGTTGCCTTCGTCTTTGACTTTACAATGTATGACAGCACGATCATAATAAGTGTCCATGCTGCCATGCTTTTCTTTTACTTTGTCGTATGCTTCAAGTGCCTTGTTTAAATATTTGGCATCTGGCTTTTTAAGTTCGGCAGTTTGTTCACCTTTACGGTTTACTGCCTGATGCGATTCTTTCTTTTCGCTTTGTGCTGTTACAAATCTACCAGTTTTCTTTTTGATAAATCTTTCACAGCCCCACAAGTTAGCAAGTGCTTCTGCTTCTTCAACTTGATGTTGGTTGTGTTCAAATATTAAAAAGTCCCAACGTGCTCTGCCTCCAGCGTCTATAAACGCTTGCATGTTACGTTCTACATTATCCCAAACAACACCCTGACGATACAAATGATTAGTGTCACGCAATCCATCTACACTAAAGATAACTGCACCCATGCGCCCAAAAACACCAGCAAGTTCTTGCCACCACTCTGCACTCTTGGCACCAGCGTTGGTATTCATACTCAGCCACATTTTGCTGTTATGTTTTCTAAAGTATTTGAATATTTCTAATGTATCTCGTGCAACAATCGGATCACCCAAGTTACCACACATATACATTGTGTTTAGTTGTGCAATAAACTCCGGTTCAAAAATACGTTTACAATCATCCAATGTTAGTTCGCTTAAATCAATGTGCGGATTTAATGCTCCGCCGTTCTGATTGCGATCACACATAGGACAACTGGCTTGACAGTTTTGCGTATTTTCCAAGTGTATGGTTTTAATATTTTCATATTTGTACATTATTGTCAATCCAGTTTTTAAAATGTTTAAATATTTTTTTATGTGTTTCTATTGGCAAATGATTATACAATCCATCTGATTGCTGTTCTTGGCTTGGATATAAAGTCTCCATGACTTTAGAAAAAATATGCATATTAGGACCTAATATAAATTCTTCTTTACCCCAAGGATGACAATCATTGAAACAATATACAATAAGAACTTTTTTAAATTTAGGAGCAACTAAGTTTAACATTCCCAAAACTTTTTGATGTTCTATTTTGGCCCAGCTGTCTTTGCGATTTTTTATTGTTTGTTTGGCAAAATCTTTATGGTTATGGTATTTTCTTTTTAGCTCGATTACCTCTTTTACTTCTAGAAGCCATTTATTAAATACTATGTCTACTGAAAGAAATTGATGACTATCACTTTTCCAAAATTTCCAGTTTTGTCTAGTTATGTTAGAAACAAAAAATATCAATGATATGTTACTAGTATCAGTATCATCCGGAATATTAACTAACTGTTCTAAAGACCAATCAGGACCTGTACCCTGTAAGGAATAGTTAACTACATTGTACTTTTTTTCTAACATTCTAGGCCAGGTTCTTACAGCTCCCGGTTCCGGATGTCTATAAGAATAACTATCGCCAAATATCCAAACTGTTTCAGTCATCTAATATCAACTTTACATCTTTACCAGGGCCAGAATTACTAGGTAGGTCGCCATACTCGTCAATGTACCAGACAATGACAGCCTTATACCAGTTTTGACTGTTGTGGTGTGCTTGCTTGTTAAACTGCCAAATATTATTATTTGTAGCTTGTATTGTACTAAGAGCTCTTGCACTTTCTTTTTGAAGTTCTCTTACACTTAGTTCACTTATATCCAATTCTCATAAACCTTTTGTATTGCGGTAGTTCTAGTTCTCCGCTGTATAACTCTTCACCTAGTGGTACTTGTTTTGCAAAACTTTCAAGAGTTTCGTGACAGTTGACATGTTCTTTGATTTTAAAATAGTTGTTACTTTGCATTATTACTAGACTTCCGAATGTTATGTTATTGTACCAACTATCAAAGTTATTTATATGTTCACAGCTTGTGTTGATAACTGTATCTGGAACTGTCCACAATCTCTGAGTTGTTCCATCAGTTTTGTTTACATCATATATATGTTCATCAAACCGTATTTCGTGTATGTCTTCGGTACTAGCTTTAAACTTCCATTTTTCCTCTACCCACTTTTTATTAAATATTTCTGCTATTTTCCAAACATTTGGATCAACATCAAAACTTCGGATATTTTCTATTTTTATTCCGCTTTCAAACAACATAGTAGCAAGAGTAGCATACCATCCTGCACAAAGAAATACTTTACCTAGTTCTACATTACAGTTTTTAAGTTCATTTATTAACCAAAGTTTACTTTGTAGCTGACCTCTACTAAAACAATCTTCGTCTATTTCAATATTATTAGTTTGAAAGTTTTTAAATGCATCAACAAAATAGGTGCTGTCTCTATCTTTTAAGAGTCTAAATACACTCCATATATTATCATCCATTACAGCTTTTCTTAAATCTTCGTTTCCAACCAATCTAAAAATACTATGCATATTATCTTCAAGAACTGCTTTTCTTAAATCTTCGTTTCCCGGAAGCAATCTAAATAAACTATGTATATTTTGTTCTAATACTGCTTTACGCAAGTCTTCAATGTCGCCGACAGCTCGTGTATTGTCTATACATCGAAAAATACTGTAAATATTTTTTGTTAAAATAGCACTACGCAGATCATCATTAGGCGTAAACTCTAATATAGAACTCAAATCGGAATCAATATATGCACGGCGTAAGTTTTTAAAATATTCATCTTGTGGATTTAATATTTCAAATCTATCTAATATCTTATGTATTTCCATTAAATTTTTCCTTTAACCAATCAAAGTCATTAATATTTTTTAATGCTTCAACATTGCCTTTGTTTCTAGTACCATATGCTGTTCCTGCCTTTGCTCCTTGCAGAGCATCTTCTCCAAACGGAGTATCGGGTATCATATGTATACACCAAGTCCTTAAACGTTCATTAGTTTCCTTACTCTTTTGCCTATCAATGACTTTACTTGATAACTTTGCACATTCTCTAAATGCACTTTTCCACGCATTAAAAGGATCTGTATTAAATGCTGTGATATTCGAAACCTTTGGCATAGCTACAAACTTATCACTAATACTTGTAGTCATGTCAGGTTTGCTAGTGTCCATATTAAGTGTTTCGAGTCTCGGAAATAACTTAATGCCACCATATCCGTAAACCAATCCATTTACTGGATTTTTACTGCGCCATACATGTACGTGATTATACTGCCAAGCAGGAACTTGCCAATCAAAATTAAAATCATCAACAACTACGGCATCACCATCAACTATATAAAACATAGGTGTATCACATGCTTTTGCTGCTTCAATATGTGCTTGATGTATTCCTTTAACTCCGTGTACTCTGTGTATTACTCTGTCTGGAAATCTAGTTTTTAAATTTTCAAAGTTTTCATCTGCATTTGGTTCTTGATAACTAATAAAAACTATATCATACAACACAGGTATACTAGCTGCAATATCATGTTCTTTTTTATTAGCAATAAATCTAAATAGCCATTCACGTTCGCTAATTTTAGAATGTTTACTACAAAGTATAACTCCGTCATGGAACTTACCATTTAAAAACATATGATTTATTTTTCTATCAAATACATTGTCATGTGGAAAATATTGATCAAAGTTAAAATCGTTAGATACAATGACACTAGACGGAACAACATAAAACATTTCTGTAGCACTAGTCTCTAATGCTGACAAATATTCTTCATAGGTATCAACTTTATTAAAAACATTATATTTTGTAGGACCACTTGCAACAATATCGTGTTCAATTTTATTAACTATAAATCTGTGCTCAACTTCTTTTTTAGATAACTCAGATTTTTTACTACAAAGGAATAATCCATTATATAACTCTTTGTCATCAACTTGATGCACAAATGCATGATTTTGCGAAAGTATTTGTACTTCATGATGTGGAATATAATAGTTGTTAACAAACTCTGTATCGATACCAATATTAGTAGTACTCATCCAAAACATATCTGTTTCACTAGTTTCTAATGCAGACAAATAATCTGCATATGTATCAATGTTAAAAATATCATACGCACAAGGTCTGCTTGCTTGTATATCAACTTCTTTTTTATTAACAAAAAATCGATGTTGTAACTCTTTAACTGACACTTCAGAAGACTTTGGTATTAGACAGACTCCATCATAATATTCATTGTTTTTGAATACATGTATGTACTCTGTACTCCATGCATCTGGCTCGTAATCAAAGTTAAAGTCATTGTTTATTATAATGTCGGGCCAAACTACCCAAAACATTTTTGTTATACAAATACGCTTTGCATCATCTAGTGTGTTTGCATGTTTTAAAAGTGGAAATCGTTGTTTTGCAGACTTCCACTGTTTGTTTTTTTCGCCAATAAAGATTATATCATACATACTACTAGTTATAACATATTTTAATCAACAAGTCAAGAACAGAATGTGATAAATACTAGAGAAGAGGAACCAACAAAAATGACCGATTTTATACCAGGTGAAGCATACCGACTAGATATTATTACAGCAGACGAGACAGTGATTGTCGACAGCTGGCAGGGACAGATTAAAGCAAGTGTTGTTGATATCAATGGTATTATACTAGTCGATGTTGATACTGGAAAATTATACGGTACGTTAGTTGGTACAATTGAAGACGCTAATGGCAGCACTGTTTTATCCTCGGCGGGCGATCTAACTGGTAGTGTTACTGGTAGTGTATACGACAACGACGGTGCTTTAGCATTTGATGGCGAAACTGGAACGGTTATTGCTAATGTTGTTGGCAATGTTGTAGATAGCGAAGGCGATATTATTGTTAATACCGGAGCAAGATCTATTATAGCAGATAGTATTACTGGCTCATTTTATGGTGACTTAACAGGTAGTATCACAGCAGATAGTGTAATATACGGTACATTCAATGGCGACTTTAATGGTACAAGTTATGGAGACTTTTTTGGTGATACTACAGGTACACACACAGGCGATGTAGTAGGTGATGTAATAGGCGATGTAACAGGTAATGTCACAGGCAATCTTACCGGCGAACTACTTGCTATCCAGCCAGGCGATGATATTGCTACACGTCTTACCGGACATAACAACACTGGCGGATACAATCAGTGGGAGTTTTACGGCGGACTTGCACACCCAGTGTATCCTGCAGAAGATGCAGTTGCACGTGGTCCTATAGTAAATATTGGTGCAACTAGAGCTGACACTGAAGTAAGAGCCCACTTAAATCACTATGATGGTACGCCAGTAATGAGATTGTCTCTGGAAAGCTCGCCAACTCACAAAGCAGACTTTATAGGAAGACTTGTTGGCGCAGTTGCATATGACACACAAGGCGATGACGGCATTACTAATATCATATCTGGCGAAAGCAATGGTACACTTATTAGTGGTGTAAATGATAAAATAAATATTGGTAGCGAAGAAGATGAAGTGAATATTATTGCTGATAGTCTAACTATACAAACGGATTCAATAGACTCACTTTCGCATAGAGGATCAAATAATAACAAAACATCTCTACTAAACAATGACGAACTTTTAAGTATCGAAAGCTGGGGATACAACGGAACTGAATACAAACGAGGCGGAATGTTTGGTTTTAAAGTTGATGGTACACCTGATGCAAACGGAAATACCATACCAACAGGGTTTGGTGTTCAGCTGAGTACAGCAGCTAATACACACGTCACAAATACAGCAAACAGACTAGAGTTTAATAACAAAGGTGTATTAGAAGTTCCAGTATTTAAAGCAAGAGGCACTACATTTGCTGACAGAGATAGTATGGCAGCAGAAGCAGGCATGATATTATTTAACACTAGTAACAACAAATTTCAGGGATATGACGGAACATCTTGGGTTGACTTACACTAAAAAATATGCTATACTAACATCATAATAAAGTTTCTTTAAAGGAGTTTAAAATATGTTGTTTGAATGGAATCACTTGAAAAAAGCAAACGCCAACTATTTTACTCATTGTTTTATTGCAATATGTTATAGTTTTCTAGGACTTGGTGTTTTTGTAATGGGTATCCTACATGCATTTTTTCCATTTATGTTTGGATTTACACCTTACAAACTTGCTAAGAAAATAACCGACGGTACTGAAAAAAACTTTCCTGCTTGTATAAAAGAGGAATAAATGAAGATATTCATAGATGGTGAACAAATATCTCAACAGTGGATCAGTGACTATACGTTAAGTAGTCCTGTAGATTGCTATAGTGATAAACCTGACTGGGAACAAAATGTACTAAAACTTTTGCACAACTGGTATTCACAAAGTGGGTATAGCTATGGTCATAGAGGCGACAAGTTTGTTAATCTCAGCACTAGTGGCACTACTGGGTTTCCACAGCACATTGGGCATACTAAAGAAACTATAGAACAAGTTGTAGATGCAAATATTAAAACATTAGGGCTAGATAAAAATAGTAAAATATTAAGTTACTATTCGCCGCGTGGTATTGCGTTCAGTGTGCTAAGTGTGTATCTTGCATTAAAACTAGATTGCGAACTATACATCGAAACATTCAAAGGCATTGACTATGTAAATCGTGTACACGAAATACGGCCAACTCATACACTACTATTACCCAATGTTTGGAAAACATTACACAAACACGACAAATGGAAAACATTGGATTATAGTAGTTTGCAAACTGTTATTACAGGCAGTGATTTTACACCAACCGGAATGTTAGACGAACTACGTGAACACAATCCAGACAAAGTATACAACGTATATGGTAGTACCGAAGTGCCACCTATTGTATTGTACAGTGAAGAAGAAAATACATATACAATAGACAGCATTGTTCCTGGAGCAGAATTAGATATTGTAAATGGACAGATTGCTTGTAAATGGAGTAGTCAACCCAATATATGGATTAGTGGAGATTGCGTAGATGGCGACAGAAATCGGTTTACATTATACGGACGTAAACACAACATGTTCAAACAAAATACTGTTAGAGTATATCCTGAACAAGTAGAAAAAGCTGCGGTTGCAGCAGGAGCAGAACTTGCACTGTGTCAACAAGTAGGAAATCATTGTATATTATACTATACCGGCGATATAGAAGATATAAAAACATTTAATGATAATCACAAATACATTCCACGATTTAGACTACGAGCAGTAAATAATATCGAGATAGACGATAATCTAAAAAAGATTATAAGGACACAAAAGTTTGTATAAACTAGAGAAATATAGCAACCAAGATCTTACACAGTTTTACAAAGATGCAGAAGCTAAAGGATTCTATAATAATAGCAGCAAAGAAATGCTGCTTGATTATATTGAAAAATACAACGATACCCAAATGTTTTTATTGTACTGGAATGACAGAGTTGTTGGTACAAGTGTATGTCACAGTTTAAAAGAACTTGGAATATTAGGCAAAAACGCATATCGTATTAGTGCTAGAACTTGTGTAATCAATGACTATATAGGTGGCACACGGGCGCACAGCGTACACAACTATAGACACTCTCCTATGAACCACTGGACTAGCCAAATGCTTACACCTGTTTGTATGTACGCTGTAGGGCTGGACAAGCCGCAATATATTAGTACTAACACCAATGAAGTAGGAAGTCAAAGTAAAGTACACCGAATTTGGTCTAAAATTATGCACGATCAAGGATATTTAAAAGATCCAATCGAACTAGAATACAAAGGATCTTTTCAAACATTCTGGCGTGTTGATGTAGAGTTTTATTTGAAGAAACTTAATGAAAACATTTGGCCTGAGACCAAAGAAGCCTTAGATATATTTCTTACATAGATCAAAAAAGTCTGTCATTTCTGGAAACACTTGTTCGTGATCGACATTACGTCTACGTCCTTGCTCTTCAAAAAAGTTATGAAAATCTCTACGGCCTTGAATAACTTTGTCTAGTGGATATTCTGTAGTTTCCATGTAATCAACTACACGACGAAACTTTTCATATTCAATAGTACTAAATGCATCTTTACGATTGTCATCTGTATTTTCTTTTATAAACTGCAAATGATCGTGCATGTAACTCATGTAGTTTTTAGGCAAGATATTAATATCATACTGTAACGGTTCTTTGAGATGCGGAGTATCAAACCCTAGTCGTTGCCATCTGTGTGTTTCTACATCATTGTATTTTTTACGCCATTCAAGAATCTTTTCAAGCAATGTACGGAATGTAGTGACACTGAAAATATTAAATGTAATCATAATAACCATTGGTGCTTCACAGTTGCGCATAAAGTAATCCAAGTTGCGTTCGAACACTTCAATGTCTAGCCCATCACGGATATACTCTGCACGTTTGCCCCAAGTGTCAATACTTGTAAACATTTTAAAACGTCTAATCTTGTTGTTTGTCAACAAGTCATTCACACGGTTTGTAAACTTTTCCAACTGCTTGGGCTTCCCGCCCAAGTTGCTGTTGCAGTTTAGTTCTAGTTCTGGCTTAGGGTCTGCATCCAACATATCAAACAGTTTGTATGTGCTTTGTTGTATTGTAGGCTCCCCGCCTGTGATACGTAGGATATGCAGTTCTTTACTAAGCTCGGGCCACCATTTCCAAAATGCATCTAAATACGGATTGCTTTGTTCTTCAAAGATTTCAAACCAGTCAATATCACATCTGTGATTTTTTACGTTTGTGTAAGGCCCGTGTTGCTTGATTTCTTGGTGGTAACGACTACTAGCCTTTGGATGACAATAACCGCAACGGAAGTTGCACTCGTTGCCAAAGCTAACTTCCAAATATTCTGGATTAACATCAAACTCTGCGCCACCTTCTTTGACAGCTTTCAAGCGTTCTTTAAAGAAGATAGTTTGGTTGCGTTGTTTTCTATCGCTAACATAATCTTTGCCCATTGCTTCAATCTTCCAGCAATAGTTGCATCCACTAGGTTGTTCGCCTTTCATCATAGCAGCACGTTCTGCTTTTTTCTGTACTGTATTATGAATAGCACTAGGATTTTCTAACAAAGGTGCTGCGTCAATCTTGTGCGGTGCTGGATGATAACAACTGTGTGTTTCACCTGTCTGAAAATAGATGTTGGCGTGATACCATTTAGCAAAACAAAACGTAGGAGATATTTCCTGCGTAATCTTATCGATACGCTTGATTTCTTCGCTTTCGCTGCGTTCCATTATTGTTCTCTATCTAAAAATTGTTTGCTGTTATCTCGTGCTGGATTTTTATACACTGTTTTAAAGAATAGACTTTGATTTCCATCAAGTGGTTCAGAAGCAATGGGCAACTCAAGTTCATCTATTAGCGAATATCCAAGTCCAACAGTTTCTATTTCCATTTGATCTTCATCCATGTCTTTAGTATCCCAATACTCATTAAGCCACTCAAAGTCACGTACATTTACAAAGTCCCAATCTGTACACATTGTCTTGTACAAGCCTTCCCGTGCGCCGTAAATAGCCCAACGGCCGTTTTCAACATCTGCACCAATCATTAGCCAGATGTACAAACGGTGCAAGTTCTTCCAATGATTTTTATGAAAGTCCTCTACACTAACACGCATGCCTTGATCAAGTGCCATTTTAACACCTTCTCTAAATCCAGCACGCCATGCCTGATGAGGTGTAGCATTATTCATAATAGTACTGTATGTACCATTCATTTGTATGTACTGTGTATCCCAACAGAAATCTACTTGTGCATGTGGGTTATCATCTGGCGCATTTTCGTGTGTACGCATGTTTAATACATGTTGTTTAGGCCAGCACTTGATGCCGCCGTTTCCGTATGTAAGATTATTAATAGTGTTAAGTGCAGTCCAACTAATAACTTTATTAGTCAAGTCAGTGTTTTCATCAAAGTCCATTGTTTGAGACAAAAACTTTTCATCAATAATATTATCGCCGTCTATTGTAATAAACCTATCAGTAGTTGATTTGTTAGCGGCTGCTTTGTGTGCGCTGTCACTGCCTTTGACACCGTGTACACGTTCAGCCCATGGAACTTTCTTACACAAATCTGCATAGTTTTGTTCTGCATTTGGCTCGTCGTAGCTTAGATATATAATGTCACAATCTATAACTCTAAAAGTATTAGCCATTTATTTCCTCATAATGATATGTATCGAACCTACGCATAGTATATACGGAAACTTCCTCATTGTCAAACTCAAAATCATTTTCAAATGCAACTTCGTTGGAATCAGCAAATCTTATCAATCTGTATAGTACATTAGGGTCATCTTTTTTGGTTATACTAAAATAATAGTTTGAAAGATTTACGTTAACGTTTTTGTCTTTGAGATCTAATAAAAAATCAGAGTCTGCTGATATTCTCCAGACATTTTTTGTATTATCTTTTGAAAGGATTATCTGCGGGTTGTTTGGAATAGTTGCAGGGATTTGATATAAAAAACTCCACATTAGTTTATCTTCATCAACTTGTGTTTGATTTTTAATATGATAAGTTTTATCAATAAAATCATATTCAACTTTATAGTCTAATAAACTCCAATGCCCTTCAATAAACTTTTTAACGTCTTCAAAATTGCATTCAATAAACTTGAATCTATCATCAGATTCTTTTGATATCTTATAGATGTTTCCATCATCATCAAAACATACAAATCTTTTCATATTATATTCCCAAACACTTTTCGTATTTTTTCATTAGATTAATATTTAAGAAATCTTTTTCAGTATAATGAAAAATACCCGACTGTTGATGATTTCCTATTTTTAGCCTCATGTCGCTATCAAAATAAACTCCAACTCTATCTTGCCAACGATATGCAAAGTTAACATCCCAACCTTGTATCTTTGGTTTCATATGTGTAAACGTAGGATTTTTAACTTTGCTATTTGTAATCAAATGTTCAATGTCCATTGTTTTACAAGCAACTGCTGCACTAACATCCATGCTTGGCCGCAATGCAAACTTTTTGCCGTTGCCTGCGGATTTATAAAACTGTTGCCAGTTATTTGTTATCATTTCAAGCCAAGTATAAAACTCGTGTGCTAAATCTGATTTCTTAAACCAATGGAACCCACTATACAAGTTTGGAAGATTGTGTGTTTTGAATGCCTTGCGGTAATAGTTGTCATCTACTAGTTCTCCGCGATATGTATAAACATTACTAGTATAAAATAAATCATAGTTTCTTAAAAAATCAAACCAACTGCTAATATCTTCAAGTATTAACATATCTGTGTCTATTACCACAGTTTCATTATAAGGAATAGCATGATATATTTTCCAACGATTACTGATTTTCCAATCTTCGTCTTTGGCGTGATCTCCCCACGGTATTTCTACAATATGATCAAACAAATGTTTGTATTTTGTAGGCACACTTTCATTGGTAATAAGACAAATACTAACATCTTTGTTTGTAGCATGAATACTCATTGCTGCTAAACATGCTTGTCTAACATAATCAAAATCACTATTTTGTGCCAACATTGTAAAGTTATTGGTCAATAATTCTCTCCAAACTAAACTTGTTCATCACATGACAGTTACTGCCTTTGAGATTTACACCAGTATATTCTCCAAGTCTTTTATTTTTTTGTACTAATATTTTTATTTCATCGTCTTTGATATCAACAGCTACATCTTTATCTGTTGCATAAAACTTGGTACCTGGCAAACTTCCAACAAAGTTTCCTTTTTGATATCCATTCATAATATGTACTGCAATACTAAAAGCAAAATCGTTTCTATATACACTTGTTTTAAACTGATACATATTACGATAATGTATATAGTTTTCTTCAATATGTTTGATTAAGTTAAAGAATATTTTATTTTCTTCTGTTTTTCTAAAAAAGAAAACAGTAGCCCAATAAAAATCAATACTAGTATCACTTACTTTTTCAAACTCAGGTACTATTGTATGCATACCAATATGTGTAGCATCTTTGTATAGCAAAAGATTCTTTTGCTGTACAAAGCAATTATTTAATAAATCATTGCTAATAATATAATCAGTATCCATTACAATAGTAGAATCATAAGGAGTTAAATCATATGCCGATGCTCTGTTTTTATTATTAAACTTTAATGTTTTATCACTAAAATCGCCATCAGCATATCTTTTATTAGTACTATTTTTGTTCATATCATTGGAATGAATAATATAATCAAATACATCAACATCATTTGGATACATAGATTCAATATCTGTATCTGTAACAATCGAAGTGGGCAAGTCCATATACTTGCTTATGCGTTTAGCAAGGAAAATAGCTTGCTTTACATAATCAATCGATTTATTATTACTTGCAAATAACAGTACACCTTTTGTCATAGATCCATAATACTTTCAACTGTTCTATTTGTTTTTAACTTGTTGTATTCTGTTAAGTATTTGTTTGTTGATTGCCAATACACATTTACAAGTTCATTAGCAAAATCTTGTAATGCTTCTATTTCAATGGGTATACTACTATCATCAACTAAAATTGTTTCAGTCTGATGTAGTGCTAATAAACTTTGACAAAAACTTATAAGATCTTTAGTTACCGAAAACTGGCCGCCATTAAAATAATAAACAAGATTCTCGTGGTACTGTTCTTTTAGCAATCTTTTTTGATTATTTAATGTAATCATATAGTTGCTAAAATCTAATGCTTTTTCTAAGCGTTCGTCCATAAATATCTCCTACTTGTAATAGTAGTATATATCCATTAGACTAGTTTGTCAAGTTAAAAATCGGAATCTTTTGTTCCAGTTGGTGTAGGCAATGCAATAGCATTGTACGTAGTACTATCCCAGACAAAATCACTGCTTGGAGTATAAGTGTATACTGTGCTGTTGATTGTTGCTGTAACACTTTCGTCTACTAACTGGCCAGCTGGGCCGCCTGGTTCTGCTTGGCCGCCTGTTCCTGTATCGCCGTCGTCTAGTTCTATTTTAAACTTTAGCTGTGTTGCAGTATTAAATGATGTATTAGTACTTGCATAAATTCTAAAAAAGTTATCGTCATAAATCTGTGCTACAGGTACATCTCCCGGATTACCGCCTGCTCTGCCGCCACCTTGTTTTTCAAAAATCTTTGTAGTTGGGGCGCCAGTTGCAATAGTTGCATTACTAAATCCAGTTCCTGTACCTGTTACAGAATCACAACGCCAGGTATTTTGATTTACTCTACCAAATCGTATCTGTCCAGCATCGTTTAATACTTGAGCCCAATCCCAATCTTTTGTGTATTGGGTTGCTGTTGTGCCGCCAGTAGCATTTGCTGCAAAACGTATTTCGCCGCCTGCTGCTAAAAAATACAAAAAGTTTTGATGAGATCCAAAGTTAACTGTAACTTCGTGTGATATAACTTTAACTGCGTCAGAGGATCCTCCAAAACTTGTAACACGAGAACTAGATGTACTTGCTCCTCCTGATGTTTCTAAAGGATTTGGACCATCAAAACTACTAGTTGGAAAATCTGTCGATGTATGATTAAATGCTAAAATAGTATTTGCAGTAGTAGTTAAGTCAGTGATGTGTTGTTCAGCTATCTGATCAACACCTTGTTCAAAATCAGTAGGATCAATGTCAGTTGCTAATGCGCCAGTTTGATGAACATGTGCAGATTGTATATCTAACCACAAATCAAAATATTGTTGTTCGGTTACTGTGTCACTTACTCCTGGAGTATTGCCGCCGACAACTATACTACTACTAAAATTTCTACCATAACCGCTTGTACTTGTTAACGGTGTTGTCAAAGATCCATAGTCTGTCCAGACAGATTGATCGCCTACACGACCAGCAATCGATTCTCTAATATTATTATAGTTAATGGCTGTTATCTGTGGCATCTATATTCCTTTTTTATAATGTAACACACTGTACATTGTATGTCAATCATAAATCGCTTGTTTTTGCGTAAGACGGTGCTGGTGAATTTACATACGACCCAGATGCTCTTATATGAGAGACTGAACTAGTAAGAACTCCTGCTACATATTCGTCGGCGCCGCCGGCGCCTACATCTAAGTCATTAAAAACAATATTGAATGTGATATCAGTATTGTTTGATTCTTTTTTTGCTTGAATATAATACTCGTTGTCTGAATATCCACCTGCAATACTACCTGTTTTTCTATATATAGTTTGATACGAGGTTGTTAAATCTTCATTGCCAATAGCATAGGAAGTACCAGATGGCTTTGTATTAGTAGTTACTGTTCGTCCAAACTTTATCTGGCCAGCATTAAATATAATATCATACCAGTCTTGATTTTTTTGTAAGTTGGTATCTGCTGGAACATCATCGATATTAATCGATGAATCAAATCTAATTTCGCCGCCGGCGTTAAAAAAACATCTACGAGCAGCGATTGAGGAAAATGATATTTTAACAGTATGATTAACTGATTGAGGTTGAGATGTTCCTCCCCACGGAGATGTAGCACCATCTCTTACACTATTAACACCGCCTGATTCTATGTCAGCTTGGTTGCTGTTTAAAATAAATCTATCGTTTTCAAGTTCGACTATTAATATTTCGTATGCATTAAACAACACATCTGCAATCTCTGCAGAAGTAGTAACTGTGTTAATAGTAACCGGTGCTGTATTATTAATGTGTACATACACCTTTTCAAAGTCAGTGAACAAGTTATTCATATCAGAAACTAATACTTCATTTCCTTCAGCAACTGGATTACTCGATACAGTATTATTGTATCCTTTATCACCGGACCCAACTCCTAATAATGCTGAAATTTTTCCTTGTAGTTCGTTGTACCTTGATTGTGAGATAATGTCGCCGACTGCCATAACTTTTCCTTTTTAGTATTTACACTTTTAAAACGCACTCAACCAACTTTTCTGAAGGATCGTCGCTTGATTCTAATGCAATACCAACTAATGCTTTGGTAGCAGTTTGAGAAGCAACTCCGTCTTCCCATGCATACAATGCCATTCCTTTTTGAACTACACCTGTGCATCTTACTGGTACACGACCTTTTAATGCAATAGCTTGTCCGTTAATTTCTGAGTTCATTAAATAAGCTGGATTTTCACTAATGACACCAATTGCAAAATCACTAGACTTTGCAGGTCTAGTTTCTGCACTAATATCACGTGCTTCTACAAACTTAGCACTAGATACTGCCATTACTGTTCCAACTGGATATGTTTCTTCTGTGGTATATTTTTCTGCAAGATCGGCATAACGAGCTTTAGTTGCGGTGCCATTAAATACTGTTGCAGTTAGATTTCCACTGCTATCTCTTGCAGCAATAGTATTTGCGCCAGCAGTGGTTGATGCACTACGTGCCGTGCCTCCTACATCAACTGCATTCGAAACTGTTGCAGTACCATTAAATGTAGTAGCATACACTGTATTAAACTTTTCAGTTGCACTACCGATATTATATATGTTTGTTGTTTCAGGAAAAATTCCTTTATCAACTGCTGCGTTTCTTATTGAAACAATCCCTGTAGCAGATCCGGCAGCTGGTGCAGTTAGTGCAAACAACATTTTATTACTTGCATTATTTTGATTTACAAATCTTGGAACTGTACCATCGCTTACATCTATTTTTAGATCATTACTGGCGCCAACTGTAAATCCAGCATCACCTAATGCTAATGCATCTGTTGTTTTTAAATAATCACTAGCTAAGAATCCACCTAACCGCAATGCATCATTTGCTGATCCCCAAATAATTGGTTCGTTATTAGCACCTGTTACAGGTTGATCCAAACTATTTTTTGTAATACCTGTGGCACTATTAACTAATGTAATACCTTTTTTGATTAAACTAAATCCTGTTAACGATGGAACACCGGCGGCTTGCACACCGTTTAATGTAAACTCTTCTCCAGAGATTACATATAAACTAACATCATTTATTAGAGCAACAATAATAGTTTTTTCAACCGCTGGAACTGAGTTATCATTAACACTAACACTAAGCATTTGTGTTGTTCCACTGCCTGCACTCTGAGGTCCTACTAAAATAAACTCTCCGGCTGCTGTTTTACCATACAACTGATTACTTGTACTACTCCACCATAAATCGCCTTCGTCTAGTCCTGCTGGTTCAGAACTTGATACTTCGGTGCCGCCTGCTGTTTTCCATGCACTACCGGTATAAAACTTTAGTTTAGTAGTTCCTGCATCATACCATACTTGTCCATCAATAGCTTTAGCAGGTGCAGTAGTTCCTCTAAAGTTTTCTAATAAATGAACTATGTTTTCGTTTTGTGCTTCGCCAAAACCACTATAGTTTTTACCAATAAGTTTTAGATCAGTTGTTTGATCTATTGTGCCGTCTTCAACGACTGTTATTTGTGTACCGTTATATCTATTTACAATATAGGCCATTGTTGCTCCTCGTGCTTAGTGCTCTTATGTTATTTATCGTTAAAGTGCCGATGCTGCTATTGTACTTCCATTAACGTCCCATATGCCGCCGTTTACTTGCATAGTTATTATCAATCTATTTGCTGTTAGATTAACTGTTGCTGTAGGAGCATTGATTGTAAAGTCACCTATAACATTAACGTTTTGTGTACCAGCACTATCAACTGCTGTTAAAGATTTTACAACACCACTATTAACATCAATAGGATCTGATGAAGCTGTATAATAGTATGCATGTATTTTTGCAGTTTTTCCTTGAGTGTCAAACGGTGCTGCGGGTATTGGAGATATTTCTGTTAATAGTACAGCAATATTAGTAAGCAATCCGTCATCTGCAAAAGTGTCACCATATGTTCCTGTTGCATAGGTACTACCTAATCCAGTAACATCTACTCCCATAACTATTGTTGATGATGCTAGTTCGTCATCAACATATCTTTTAACTACTACATCTTGATCAGCACCTTCTGTTAATAATGCATTGTCGGCTTTACGGCGTGGACTTACCGGAGTTTCTACATTTGTTATTTTTACTTTGTTTATTAAGTTTATACTACCAGTTGATGCAAACTCTAAGTTACTAGTTGTTGTAATGCGATCTTCAGTGAAGGTCATTGTATCACTTTGTAGGTTGTTTCCTACTACTAATGTATTAAGCTGACCTATTCCTGTTAGACTACTGTTCACAACCGTTGATCCTAACGTATCTAAAGACAATACATTTGTATTATCAATAGCATAGTTGTTTAACTCGTTGTCAATATTAATACTATGACTACTTGTCCAACTGTTAGTTGCATTTAACCAAGTCCAGCGTTTGTCGTCGCCTTGGACTCTTATAACAATGCCGCCGTCATCTGCTTCGCTGTCAGTTGCTAATGTACTATCGTCTTTTATTGCAAGTTCAATTTGATGGTCTTCAACTCTAAGAGTAGCAATATCTAAACTTACCGAGTTTCCTTCAATTAACAAATCTCCAGTAACACGCAGATCTCCTGTAACATCTAACGTATATGCAGGATTTGTTTTAAATACACCAATCTTTTTAGTATCAGCGTCAAAATACATAGCAGTGTATGTGCCCGAAACATCTTTAAGATCTACTCGCATGTCAGCATCTTGAATATTATTCTGCCAGACAGTAGTTTGTCCACTTACTTTTATTGTAAGATCTGTATCAAGTCCAATACTTAATCCGTTATCGTTGGCTATTGCCAATCTACCTGTTGTAACATCGTCAACAACAGCACTTATAAAACTGTTTTGATCAAATACATTTCCAAGCTCGTCTACAATTTGACCAGCACTAGAGGCTTTTCCAAGGAATTCAAAATCAACAAACGCTGAGTTTATGTTTACACCTTGTTTTAAAGTAGTAAATCCTGTGATAGCCGGAAAAGGTGTAAAGGTTGTATTTTCTTTTGAAACAATTGCATATAAACTGCCATTTAGATACTTTTTAATAATCACTCTATTTTGACTTGTAGTATCTCTAATAGTTGCAATCTCATCGCCTGATTTAAGTTGGTTTTTTGTATATGCCGGTCCTACTAAAACAGTATTAGTACCGTTCCAAAATAATAGCTGATCCTTTGATGCATCGATCCATATGTCTCCAGGTATTAGTTCTGATGGCTGAGAACTGGCATATATTGTGCTATCGGTACTTCTAAATGTTGTACCATCATATATTTTTAATCTGCCTGTAGCAGTATCATACCAAAGTTGTCCTTTGAGTGGTTTTACCGGTGCTGTACTATTACTAAAGTTTTCCAGCATCTTAATAAAGTTTTCATTTATACTTTCGCCAAATCCTTGATAGTTTTTTCCTATTAGTGCAATATCTGCACTGGATATATCTAACCTACCATCAACTAGTTCTACTAGTAACGATCCGTCTGTTTTGTTTAGTTTGTAGGCCATTTATGATACTCCGTGATAGATAATAAAGTTAAGTGCAAGGAACGGATTTGTTATATTTAATGCATCGTTTGCTAAATCTACTACACCTCCTGATGTTCGTAGACGTGTTCCAGTTCCTGATATGTCACCGTCTCCTGGTACAACTTCCGATGCACTTGCTGTAGCAGTTGTAGTAGCATAGAACTGCTCCCCAGTACTACTTTTTAAATCGTGTTCGTGTTCAGGCAAGTTGGCTGCTGTTATAGTAACATCTTCACTACCTGCTACTCCGCCCATAACACCTACAGTTGACGATGTAATTCTATTAGACGATACTACTTGTCCTAATCCAGCA